CTGATTTTGCGATAGAACGTCGCCATCGGCGCGGTGGAAAACAGCAGCGCGTATCCACAGAAAACCAACACGCAAATTCCAGCGCACCCGGCGATGATCATCGGCAGGGTTGATGCAGCCGCTTCTGGCTTCAGCGCCACTGACATAATTGCTACCCAGGTCAGAATCGCTTTTGGATTGCCCACATGCATCAGCAAACCCTGACGAAACATTCTGCCGTACTGCGCAGGCGTGCCACTGTGCTGCGCAAATTCCGGTGCATCTGGTTTACGCAAGGCCGATCTGCCTGCTTTACTCGCCAGCCACAACAGATACAGGCCACCACCGATTTTTAATACCACCAGCAGTTGAGCAAAGGTTGCCAGAACGGTAAGAACGCCGCAGGCTGCCAGCAACGCCCATAGCATCGAACCGCCAATCACCCCACCCGCCAGTGCCAGCGCAGAACCGCGCCCTTGCTTCATCGCCGTACCCATAATCGCCATGTTGCTCGGACCGGGGCTGGCGGTGGCAACAAAATAGGTGGTGTAGATCAAAATCAGTTCGTGAGAAAGCGCCATAATTTCCTCTGTGGCCGAATAAGTCCAGATTTAGGGTTATATCGTCAGACGCGACATTTTTCCATGCCGGATCTGTTAATTAGGTGTTAATTCGCTATGCTGTGATTCCACTTAACCAGGGCGCCAGGAAGGAGAGGGACTGTGAATCTGAGCCAGCGCGAGCATATCGCCAATGTGGTTAGCAGCGTCGAAAAAGCGACCGCCGCCAATGTGCTAAATCCGCAGGATAATGCGGTGCAGGCCTCCTGGTTGCGCTGCGTTACCCGGCACGGTCTCGATCCCAGTCGGATGCAGGAAGCACGTATCTTACCCGCCCATCAGCTGCGTGAGCATCGTCAGCAACTGGAAGAGCTGCGCTTTGTGGCACAGCATGGCCTGGAAAAGTTGTATCAACAGATTGCGCCTGCCGGTTACATTTTACTGCTGGCCGATGCGCAGGGTGTGGCGGTGGATTATCTTGGCGATGCCAACGCAGAAATCAGCTTGCGTCGCGCCGGATTGTTCCTGGGTGCGCAGTGGTCAGAAGCGCTTTCCGGCACCTGCGCCGTCGGCACCGCCCTCGCGACCGGGGAAGCCATCACCATCCATCAGGCAGAACATTTTGATGCCACCCACATTCCGCTGACCTGTAGCGCGGTGCCGCTGTTCGATTCACAGGGCCAACTCCAGGCGGTGCTGGATATTTCCGCGCTTTCTTCCCCTCAACCGCGTGCCAGCCAGCATCTGGTGATGCAGCTGGCGCGGCAGCAGGCGCAGCAAATCGAGAACGCCTGGTTGTTGCATCGTCATCGTCACGATTGGGTGCTGAAACTCAGCCGTAATCCGGCATGGGCGGATGTGCAGCCAGAATTCTTACTGGCGTTTGACGGTAACGGGCAACTGGTAGGGTTGAATCCAGCAGCCCGACGCTGGCTGGGAACCGGGCAACTGCCATCTGGATTATCGGTTTCGGCATTATTTGATCTTTCGCTGGAGCAATTGTTGCAGGCGCAGCAACTGGAAGATATTCACGGAAGACAACGTTTCTATGCGCAAACCCTCGCACCGGTGCGGGTAGCCGCTTCGTCCCCGGTAGTGAAGAGTGTGACGATAGCGCCTGAACTGGCGGCGTTAACCGGTGGCGATGCGCAACTGGCGCAGCAATTACGTCGTGCAACGCGTCTGGTGGACGCCCCGCTGCATTTGCTGGTGCAGGGGGAGACCGGCAGTGGGAAAGAGTATTTTGCCCGTGCTTTTCATCAGGCCAGCACCCGCCGCCACGGTCCCTTTATCGCGGTGAACTGTGCGGCAATTCCGGCCAGCCTGATTGAAAGCGAGCTGTTTGGTCATCTGCCGGGAAGTTTTTCTGGTGCGGGTAGCAAAGCGCGCAGCGGGCTGATTCAGGCGGCGCATGGCGGCACGCTGTTCCTCGATGAAATTGGGGATATGCCGCTGGAGATGCAGACGCGTCTGCTGCGAGTGCTGGCCGAGCAGGAAGTGCTGCCGATTGGTGCACGTCAGCCGCAGAAGGTGGATATCCGCGTCATCTCCGCTTCGCACCATGCGCTGGCGCAGCGTGTGGCCCAGGGGCTGTTCCGTGAAGATTTGCTCTATCGTCTCCAGGGGGCCTGCATCATATTGCCGCCGCTGCGGGAACGTACGGATATTAACTGGCTGATTGATACGCTGCTGGCGGGGCGGGCACAACTCAGCGATCGCGCGCGTCATCAGCTGGTCAATCACCGCTGGCCGGGTAACCTGCGCGAGTTAAATCATGCGTTGCAGTATGCACTGGCGATGTGTGAGGCAGGGATCATTCAGCCGGGCGACTTGCCCGATACCCTTCAGGCGGAGGCACAGCAGCCCGATCAGACGCAAAGCGAGGCGGGGCAACTGATTCAGCAGCTCCGTGCAGTGCATTGGAATATGAGTGAAGCCGCACGCCAGCTCGGCATCAGCCGCATGACGTTGTACCGACGTTTGCAAAGATACGCGATTCAGCTGCCGGAGCGGCATTAAAGGCGGGCCAGCCTGGCTGGCCCGATTAATATCACTGTGGTGGACGTACCAGAATTTTGACCTGCTGTTTTTCTTTCACCAGCGCCTCAAAACCCTGCTCGACCAGATCGGCCAGTTCGATGCGTTTGGTCACCAGTTTGTCCGCCTGGAAATAACCCTGCACCATCAACTCCATCACCGCCGGGAAAATATGGCGATAGGCGATAATGCCTTTAATGGTACGTTCGCTCAGTACCACTTTGTTTGGGTGGAACGCCGCTTCACCTTCCCAGATCGACACGATAACGGTTTCGCCTTCGTAGTTAGTGCTGTCGATACACTGCTTCAGCACCACCGGTACGCCGGTCACTTCATAGGCCACATCAACGCCGCCATCGCTCAGCTCACGGATCTTCGCTACGGCATCTTCTTTGCTCGGATCGATGACCACTTTGGCACCCAGTTCGCGTGCTTTCTCTGCACGTTGCGGTGACAGTTCCACCACATAGATTTCAGCGGCACCGGCAGCACGCAGCGCTTCGATGACCAGCAAACCAATCGGACCGGCACCAAATACTGCCGCTTTGTCGCCAGCTTTCAGTTTGCTCATGCGTACCGCATGTAATGCCACCGCAGCGGGTTCCACCAGCGCACCTTGCTCATAGGAGAGGGCGTCCGGCATACGATGCACCATATGTTCTGCCACTGTGGTATAGCTGGCAAAACCACCACCACCACCGGACAGGCCGTGGAAACCAAGGTCGCCACACAGGTTGTATTTGCCTTCACGGCAAGCCGGGCATTCGCCGCAGGAGAGAATCGGCTCGACCACGACACGGTCGCCGACTTTGACTTTAGTGACACCGGTACCAACCTCAACCACCTGACCCGAAAACTCATGACCGAGAACAATCGGCGCAATGTCATGGCTGATTTTGTGCGGTTTTTCTACCGGGACGAAGATCGGACCCGCGATGTATTCATGCAGATCGCTGCCGCAGATGCCGGTCCATGCGACTTTGATTTTGACTTTTCCGGCTGTGACCTGGGGTTCTTCAATGTCATCGACGCGAATGTCGCGTGCTTTATACCAACGTGCCGCTTTCATTATGTTCTCCTTGAGGCTGGCATTATTTCTGTCCATTGCCACTTAAGATGGCCGGTGCAGAAGCTCAGCGTGGCTATAGCGAAAACTGTGCCAGCCGGAAGATGATGGTAACTGTATGAATTTAAAGGATGGATGGTTTGGATGAAGTGTCTCGGTGTTACAGCTGTAACAGGTACACCTGTATCATGTGTAACATATTGAATTCACTTAATTTAAATTCCTCCCCAAAAGCTCCCCAATAAAACTCCCCAAAATGAATTTTAAATTCTGTCATCTGGCGAAGCCTGTCTGTTAAATCGCGAGGATTTTCCAGTCAGCACCACGATCATCATTGTACTTCTCCGTCATAGCTATGGACTTATGTCCTAATAGGATTTGGGTGTCGATACCTTGCGATCTATATAACCGCTCGGATAAAGATCGCTGCTCATGGAAAGAGGGAGGTGTTTGATCTTTAGCTGACATTACACCGGCAGCGATTCTTGCTTTCAAAAAGTAGTGAGAAATAGAGACCTCTGACAGTGGGTCGCCGGGCTTTGTATCTCTGTTGTTACGCACATGATGAATCATATAGGGGCTTAAAATTCTATCTCGGCAAATTGCAATTGCTTCACCCACAGTAATCCCGACTTCGTTACAATGTAATGTTAATGGGATAGCTATTTTTGCTCCGGTTTTTGACTGCTGAATATGAAGATGATTATCCCAAACATCACTGAATTTCATTTTTATGATGTCTGCACGTCTCTGCCCTGTCACCAACGCAAGTAACATCGAATTTGAGGCGGCTGGGGGCAATGAGTTTTTCGCTGCATCATAAATTTGCTGCCAGTCATCAAAGGAAAGTCTTGCTCGCTTAACTTTTGCATTTACTTTCCTTGTGGCGAGAGCTGGATTATAACCCTGATCAACTTCACCTGCGTGCTGTGCTTCTTTAAACAAATCAATCCAGTTGGCACGAAGAATCTGTGCCATCCTGTTTTTACCGTGGCTTTTATATTCATCGATTATTGTTGCCAGAGATTTTGTATCTACACTCCTTAGTCTAACATCTGGTAAACGACGTCCGAGTAACCTGGCACTCTGAATCAGTGCCCTGCCAGTAGACTTTGCGATTTCACCTGCTTGAATCCTTTCGTTGCAAATTTGCTCATACCTCTCAATCCATGCAAACAACCTCAACCCTGTAATGATTTTTGCTTCTTTTTTTAATGCCATGTCCACGAGTATTGTGATCTGCTTAGTTTGCTGCTGGGCGATAATCCTGTTAGCTTCAATTGCCGCCTCTTTCGCGGCAGTTTCGTCCGTGCCGAATCCGATGAACTGATTCGTAATAGGATGGCGATATTGCCAATAAACCCTACTGGTTCGTTTATCTAATTTACAATAGAGGTTTGGGATAGTGACGTTATGACGTCTGGGTCTAGCAGCCATTTATTACTTTCTCCAGTAGCGCCCGAGCAGGACGAGATACGTTATTAGAAATATCAGGTTTAGCCTGAATTCCTATGAATTTTGCATTTTCATCCACAACCCAGCGTCGTCCTTGTTTAATGGGTTGTGGGTATATCTGACCTGTCTTTGCATATACACTTAACGTAACTTTGTTTGGTGGATATTTAAAACCATTAGGGCCATTTGCCCATTCTCTTATTGGTATTAGCTGAGCCATATCTAATCTCCATGCCGAACCTGCTGCAACAGGTGAATTAACTACCGTGACATGTCACGGTGTGATTTTTAATTTCGTTTCATGCCAGCCACGATGAAGCCAGCATGCACTCTCATCAGAGAGAAAACACTCTTTAACCGGGAGTGAGTCTCCGCACTTACCGCACTTACGTTTACTGATGGATTTAATCAGGCCGCGTGCCCGTGCATCATCCTGACGAATCAGCAGTGCGATATACTCATTCACTTCATAAGGTTTGCGTCCTGGCCTGCGGGTGGCGCAATTACGCGCCAGCATTTCGAGTTCCTGATTATCCAGGGTTAATTCAATTTTCCTGCTACCGGCAGCGGCCAGTCTGTCGCGCTGGTCCTTTTTGCGTTCTGCGGGTGACTTAGCCACTATTCATCCCCTTCAGAAAAAGTATCCAGTGGGTTTTGTCGGCCTTGCCCGTGCGTTGCCAGATTGTTGGCTTCTGGTCAGTCAAAGCGATTACCTGGCTGACGGGAATCTGCGTTTCGTTCCACTTAAAGATAAGAGTGCCGTGTGGCCGCAGCACCCGAAACGCTTCGCTAAATCCGGCGCGGATGTCATCACGCCACGTTTTCTTATCCAGCGCGCCATACTTCTTACGCATCCAGCTATTATCACCAGCACGTTCCAGATGAGGCGGATCAAACACTACCTGAGCAAAGTGATTATCCGGGAACGGAAGGGCGCGGAAATCAGCCTCAATATCCGGCGCAATGTGAAGAGAACGACCATCGCACAGCTTGTGTGACTCGCTGCGAATATCGGCGAATACAGCGCGCGCATCCTGCTTATCCAGCCAGAACATCCGGGAACCGCAGCACATGTCGAGGATTGGTTGTTCCATCAGTTAGCCTCCACGCGCTTAGTGGTCCATGACACGCTATGCTCTGCTGTGAGTGAGAAGGAGTGACCACACTCATCACATTCCTGCGACTCGCCATCAGCATCGTAACTTTCATCTGTACAGATTTTCGCGCTGCACCAAGGGCATTTGGCAGTATCTTCGCTGTAGAAATCCAATTCGTCATAGTCTTCATCAGGGACTATCCGAGCGAGAGCCTCAGCGCGTATTTCAGCTTCTTGTACTTCGTGGCATGCGTGACAGATAAATCCCCAGACACCATTTTCATCTTTTGAACCCCACACTCCGCCGCCACTATCCCATTCATTCCGAGGCGGGATAGTCGTTGCATCCTCTCTTTTTACTCGGCAAGACTGGCAGCGGTCATGCTCATCACAAACGACGTAAGACATTTTTTCGCCATTCTGATTACAATGAACACACCCATTGACCCACATCCACTTACCATCTATTTCCAGTGCATAGTGGTGTTTTTCAGCAGGCTGCAAGGAAAAGTCGCAGGGCTGAATTTCTTTGCCAGCTCGAACAATGCGCGGACCGAATTGCTGAACCCTGCCGTTTCTAACTCGTTCCATACCTGGTTTGAGTCGAAGGTCGAGAATTGGACCGATGATGATTTCACCCTTATTAGTTCTTTCCATCACTCACCATCCTTAACAGCTTGCCCAACTGTGCATAGTTGGTGTGCGAAGTCGGCACAAAGCAAAACGATCCCTTTCCATTTCCTCTGCATTACCTTATCGCCAGCGAAGCGTTTGTATTCCTGCCCAGCAAATGAACCCAACTGGATCACGCCTTCAGCACGCAGTGAATTGAGGTAAGCATCAGATGCAGGGAATGGGTTTTCTGTATTAACATCACGGCTGACATACATATTAATTTCTGACACGAAATCCAGTGGAACACCGGCAAACATGCCATCTTCACCTTCGGAAAAATATTCGACGTGATTTTCGCTAATGTCGGTTAGTAGCCTCAGCATTACGCCATTCTCCACCGCCATTGCATCCAGCTTTTGTTGCAGTTCATCACCGCGCACCACTGCAACATCAAGGCGTGTTGAAATATCAGATACCAGCTTTGCTACTTCCATCAGTGGAGAATCAGCGCCGAGGGCATTAGCTAAAGCGTGCCCGGCTTGCACCAGTTCTCTGTTTGTTTTTTGGTTAGTCATGCTGGTGGCCTCAGTGAACGGTTTTACTGGCATTGTTAAGGTGCTCTGCTGCGTTTTGCGCCGCGATAGGGTTTTTAATCACTGCTCCGTCAGGCAAAAGCCAACCGTGAAACAGGCCGCTATAGGGAAGGGTGATCATCCCGACAGTGATGTGATCGTGTGGATGCTGCATATATGTCTCCATACCGATTTTTGGTTGCACGAATCCCTTGCCGTTGATGGCAATAAAACAAAAAGGGATTCACTCAAATTGGCTGGCAGGTACTGCAACACCTGCCGCCGTAATTCTCCATGCCTGAAAGGATGTGTGGTGCCGGGTGCCTCCCGGTGCCCTGATTAAGCTGACAAACCACAGGGCGGTGACTCATAGAATTGACGCATCGCACGATAACGATGATTGTCAGTTTTACCGCGTGCGCTGGCCGCATTCACCACAACGGAAAGGCAACTCACCAGAGCGGAATATGTTTCAACCGACTGTGAAAAATCAGGGAGTCTGAATTGCCTTACCTGTTGTGCGCCGGTTACTGGTCCGGCTCGCTCGGCCTCAGCCTGCGAAGAGTCAAATTGTGGTACTTCAGTAATGTCGGCGGCTCAGGATTTGGTAATGCAATTGCCTTTGCCGCCACTGTTGTGCGCCGGTCTTTCCCGGCTGTCACTGCAAGAGAGTGCATGCAGACACTGACCGATTACGGATGGATCAACCCTCCGGTTGTGGTGAAAGCTGGCGCGCCTACTCGCCAACGCTTGGTTTAAGTAACCTAATACCAGGTAAGCTCCTGACAATTTAACCTGCACCACAACGGTAAGAGCACTGTCAGGACGCTTCAGGCGCTATACCCGCCATCGGCCAATGCTCTAACCTGTTGTGTGCCACACTTCGCAGTGGCCGCGCCGGTCACCCGGTCCGTTCGTCATTTGAGCTACTTACGCGTTAACCGGGCGCTAACCGGCTACTCAGTGATGCCTTCGCCTCCTCTCCCTCACTACGCCGCCGTGGGAGCATCCGCTTTGCTACTGCATGATCATCACCTCTCTTTATGCCACCAGAACAGCTGATGAATTGATTAAACTATATGTTTATAATTGAGTCAACATTGTGTTGATAAATATTTTGTTTACTTTGCGGTGGGGATGCTAACTTTTTTAAAAAAGGCACAAAAAAACCGGCGCGAGGCCGGTTATGTGAAAGGGGGCGGGATTACGCTTTTTCTACATCATCAGCAGAGATAAAACGGGTTGCTTTGATGATTCCAGAAACAAAATGCACTTTATCAACCTGCTTCACCGGTAAAGTGAATGGCTTATGATCATTGTTGATACTGGTGAACTGATAGTCACCAGCTCTATTGTAATTCAGTATCTTAATCATGTTGTGTCCGTCAGCCGTTCTGATGAACACTTCATCGCCAGGATGAACTTTTGTATTTGGTTCGATAACTACGAATTCACCTGACTGAATACGTGGCCACATGCTATCACCACGAACTCTTACACCATAATCCTCACGGTCATCGCTATAGATTCTTAACCAGCCCGCGTGAAACTCCATCATATCAATAAGCCCATCCATGCCCAGAACAGCGTCACCTTTAACAGGTATTAAACCATTCATTATATTGCCGACAACCTCGACATCATGTGTCAAATTCTGCTGATTTGTCTCGTAGGGCTGATCACTTTCTCCAAGTATCCATGACAGGTTCAACCCCTTATCTGTGGCAATTTTCTTAGCTGAGTCTTTACCTATTTCACCACGTTTGAACCAGCCGTTTACAGCCTGCGGGGAAACTTCCGCAATTCTTGCAAGGTCAGCTTTGGTTAAACCAGTGAGCCTAAGTAGCTCATCAAGCCTTTCTGTCTTGCTCATAGATGGTTTCGCACTGTTCATTTTCATAAGTTCATTGTAAACGTTATGTTTACACATGGGAATAAACCTTAAGTTGACTAGCGTATAAACTTATTGTTTAATCTGTGTGTCGAATATAAACCGGAGATGGACAATGGAAGCATTGAATAAAGCGATTAAGGCGGCAGGCTCCGCACGCGCTTTGGCTATAAAACTCGGCGTTTCCCCAATGACTGTTAGTTACTGGCAAAACCGCTCATCAGGTGTTGTACCAGCTGAGCGCGTTATCAGTATCTTCCAGATAACTGGCGTTACACCTCATGAACTCAGACCAGATATCTACCCAAGCCCATCTGATGGTGTGGCTGATGTTAAACAACTCTGACTAACCCTGTAACTACCAAAGGAAAACCGAAATGGTAGACACACTCAAAACAGCAATCCGCTTGATGTGCAAGGCACACCCCGCTGGCCGTTTGGGCATGGCTTACGACTTAGGCATGACCATTGACCAGTTCCACAACCACCTTTACCGCAAATGCCAGAGCCGTTTTTTCACGGTAGATGAGCTGATGAAGATGGAAGACCTGTCCGGCACTAACTACCTGGCTGAACACTTCGCGTCGCGCCGTAGGCTGACGCTGGTGGACATTCCCTCAATGCAGAACGTCGATAAGGTCGATCTGTTTGATATCGAACTTAAGACCGACGCGGCTGATGGTGAGTTGGCAAGCGCAAAACTTGCCGCTGTGTCTGATGGGGTGATTGACAGCCATGAGCATAAAAACCTGTCCGAACTGTTTCACAAGAAAATCCGCCATCAGATTCATGGTTTTATGGGCTTTCTCGCACTGTATGGCGTTGGGGTAAGTGATCACTCTGTAGATATGTTTGTTGCCAGCAACCGCAAAGCTGATGTAGCGGGAATGCATTTTGAAGCGCCGGAGGCGTGATGGACATTTTAAGAATGGCAGAAAGGTTGACGCCCAAGATTGCAGTCCTGGGCGTCGATTTGCGAGTAAATCATCCGGCATGGAGAAGTAATCGCATGGTCATTGTAAGCCAGAAAAAACCAACAAAGCAATTTCGCTGCCGTTTCGTAGCTGGTGTGCGTTTGTATGAGCAAAGAATATCGGCTGCTGGTGGAGAGAACAACTACCAGCCTGTCAGTGATTTGGTAGTAAAAGCCGAATGGCATGATTTCTATTCAGGACCATCTGTCAACCACAGCAGCGGTGAATCAACCGTGGTTACTTCATTGAAACCAAAATGTCAGGCTGCGGGTAATCCATATCGTCAGATGAGTGAGGGACCACATGAGCGTTAAATTATCCGCATACGTCTGGGACGGTTGCGCTGCGGCTGGGATGAAGATCACCAGCGTTGCCATCATGGCGCGCCTGGCTGATTTCTCCAGCGATGAGGGGCTGTGCTGGCCGTCAATTGCCACTATCGCCCGTCAGATTGGCGCTGGTCCCAGCACCGTCCGTACGTCGCTGAGAAAGCTGGAGAGCGATGGATGGCTGACCACTACGGCGCGCCGCAAGGGCAACCGCAACAACTCCAACATGTATCAGTTGAACGTCAAGAAGCTGCGCGAAGCTGCCGCGCTTCACATGTCAGAATCTGACACATCAAAATCTGACGCGTCAAAATCTGGTGCATCAGTTTCTGACCCATCAAAATCTGGTGCAACAGAATCCGGCAAAAACACCGGTTTTCACCCGCCAGAATCTGGCGACGATCCGTCAGTAACTTCAAGTACTGATCCATCAATTAAAAAGACTGATGGTCAACTGGCTCCGCCAGCTGACGAGCCGCCGCCAAAAATTAATCATCAGGCTGTTATCGAGGCTTATCACAAAATCCTGCCTGAAATGCCAAAGGTGCTGGAACTGACGGACGGACGCCGCGACAAGCTGCGTGCCTTGTGGCGTAAGTTTAATTTCACCCAGGACCGCTGGAATGCCTACCTGAATTACATCTCTGAGCATTGCCGCTGGATGTGTGAAACCCGCGCAGACAACAAGTCTGGACGCACCTGGCGCAAAAAGAATTTCGATTACCTAATCACTGAGCGTTGCTATCTGGCCGTCAAGGAGGAACGCGCGACCGACCACCCGAAAGCAACGGGCCAGCGTGATGTTAACCAAACCGCGAGTGTTGATTACGCGCATCCAGATGGCTGGCGGGGGGCATGATGAACACTGAAACCTTAATCCTGATGCACCTGCTCAACCACCAGGGGAACACCCCATCACAGATTGCTGAAGCTATCGGCAGAGCAACAACAACCGTCAGTGTGGCGTTATCGAAAATGATTGGTGCTGGCGACGTGTGGCGCGATGAATATTTCCGTTACTTCAGTGCCGTTCCTGATGCTGAAGAGGATCAGAAGTTCGTAGAGCTGAGCGACAAAGCATACAGCCTACAGGACAAAAGCTGGTGGAATCGCGCCGCAAATGTCTGGCTGCTGGCCTTTGATGCCACTAAGAATCCGGGCCTGCGTGAAAAGGCAAAATCGCGTCGTAAGGAATGCATTGAAATGGCGAACTGGATAAGACCGAAGCCTGAGCCTGATTACCCGGAAAGACGGAATAAGCGCCGATGAAAGCAGCCATACAGCGCCACTACCGGCGCAACGAAGATTTCTACCGTGGAACCCGCTTTGCGGTCCTGATGATAACCGGTCTGATTATTACCCTGGCATGGGAGCTGGAAACCAAATGAGCACTTTATCTCTGGTGTACAAAGGCAAAGAGAAAAACGGTACAGGCATCACTGTCAAAAAAACCTATATGGTGCCGATTGACGAGTTGTATCTGGAGGAAGGCTTTAACATTCGTCCTCTGGACATGGAGCACGCTGAATACATGCGTGACTGCTGGATTGCAGGAGCTGATCTTCCCCCGCTTTCTGTAATCGTGACAGAGCAGGGGATCAAAGTGCTCGATGGGCAGCACCGATTTATCGGTGCCAAACTGGCAGCAGAAATGGGGTATCCAATCCCACGCATTGAGTGCAAAGACTTTGTGGGAACCCCTCTACAGGCTCTTGCACATCAGGCTAAATCGTCCCAAGGCAAGCCAATCAGCGCTATTGAGCGTGCGCTGGGGTATGTGCGCGCGAAAAATCAGGGATATGCACTTACTGAAATTGCCAAAGAGTTTGGGCGTTCAATCACTGACGTGGAAACCCATCTCCAGTTGCTTTCATCAGGACAAGAGTTGATCAGCATGGTTGAGTCCGGTGAAGTTGCACCAACAACTGCCGTTGCTTTAAGCCGTGAACATGGTGCCAGCGCTGGCCGGATTGCTACTCAGCAACTGGAAAAAGCCAAAGCCAGCGGGAAGAAGAAACTGACCCGTTCAGCTGCTATAGCCACGCCCGCACAATTGCGCGACAAAATCCGCAAACAGCACGCCACTTGGTCACAGCAAACCTTTGGTGATGTAGGTCCAATTGGCCCATTAAAGCATCTTGCCAAAGAAGCGCTGGAAGCCGCCTCAGCGGTTGATGACCTGTCTGAATGGGCTGACCTGCAATTCCTGTTGTGGGATGCCCAGCGCCGCGCTGGTATCACCGATGAGGAACTTAACTCAGCAATGGAGCTGAAACTTAGCGTGAATATGGCGCGCCAGTGGCCGGAACCGAAAGACGGCGAACCGCGTGAGCATATCAGGGAGGCTGAATGAGATTAACACTGCCATTCCCTCCAACAGTAAACACCTACTGGCGTAATACGCCAAAGGGAGTATTAATCAGCGCCTCCGGGCGCTCTTTCCGTTCAGCTGCTATTGCCAGCGTGCTGGAGCAGTTAAAGCGCCGACCCAAACCGATCATCACTGGTGTGCAGGTGAATGTGATCCTGTACCCGCCAACAGCGAGAAGGCGCGACCTGGACAACTACCAGAAAGCGCTATTCGACAGCCTGACCCATGCCGGTGTATGGCTGGATGACAGCCAGATTAAGCGAATCATCATTGAGTGGGGGCCAGTCATTAAAGATGGCAAGGCAGAAGTGACGATTAGTGAATATCAGGCGGTGGCCGCATGAGAGCTTTACTCACTGCCGAAGTGGTCCCGCGCATTGGTGTTGTGATTTTGAAGCCGGGTAGAGAGTTGCTTCCGTTGTTCCGTGGCCGCGTTCTGATCAGCACCCCGACAAGAGATATGACTGACCTTCCATCAGGGTTAATTAACGACAGCAGCCAGCCATTACTGGACGAAAAAATACTGGCAGGATTCTTTAATGATGACCGGGTAATCAAAGCTGCTGGTGGATGGGAAGCACATGATGCCTGGGTGCAAAAAATTAACGCCTGCCAGCTTCAGAAAAAGGATTTCTATCACCATCCGCATTACACTACCTTGCGGACCGAATCGGGCACGGTTTGCCTGTGCTATCACGATGATAATTTCTGCCGTGCTAATGGCCTACCTGAGCAACTGGAAGTGGTTGCCGCAGGGAACATGGCGCGGTGGGTCATTGAATCAGCCTGCATTAAGATGGGGTTAGGTTCGGACCATCGGATGACGTTACCAGAACTGTGCTGGTGGGCCTGCCTCAGCGATGTAACGGATCTGATACCCGAAGCACCAGCGCGCCGCGTGCTGCGTATGCCAGCAGAGAAACCGGCTACAGGCGTACTGAAAGAATCACGTATCCAGCCCGAGCGTGCCGCGCAGGAAGTGATACAGGAAGCGGCAGAGGCGGTTAAAGCCGTCATCAACCTGGCTATCGACCCGGAATCACCGCAAGCAGCGATGAAAATTCCGAAGCATCAGAGAATGAAGTGTGAGACGTACACCCGATGGGCTAAGACGCGACCCTGCGTATGCTGTAACAGACCAGCAGATGACCCGCACCACATCATCGGACACGGACAGGGAGGAATGGGAACCAAGGCACACGATTTGTTTGTGATACCGCTTTGCAGGGCGCATCACGACGAACTCCACCGCAACCCTGGTGAATTCGAAAACAAATACGGGAGCCAGACAGAACTGCTGTTGAGATTCCTGGATCACGTCATAAGCATTGGCGTAATCGGGATAGCAAAAAAATAAACCGGCATGGAGAAATAACGATGCGTGACATTCAATTAGTTCTTGAGCGCTGGGGCGCATGGGTAGCAAGCAATAAGGAAGATGTTACCTGGTCATCAATTGCCGCTGGCTTTAAAGGGCTAATCCCTTCGAAAGTGAAATCCCGTCCTTCCTGTTGCGAAGATGACGCGATGGTTATTTCAAGCTGCATTGCAAAGCTGAATAAAAACAATTCGGACCTGCATGATCTGCTTTTCGATTACTACGTTTTCGGCCTTACCTTTATGACACTGGCGAGCAAACATAAATGTTCTGACGGTCATATCGGTAAGAAATTGCAGAAAGCAGAAGGTGTAATCGAAGGGATGTTGATGATGCTTGATATTACGCTGGAAATGGATCGCTACGTGCGGCGAGAAAAATTCAGCGATATCGCCTGAAAAGTATTTACGTACGTAAAAAAACAGATACTCTGATAAGAGTGGTTACTTCGCATTACTGCTTATCATCGAAACCTCGCCAACTGGCGGGTTTTTTTGTTTTATCGGAGCAGTTCTTTTTCCAGCCGTTTCATTTTCTTCAGTACCTCATCCGGGTTGTTGACGATGAATGATGACACGAAACAGACATTTTCAGGTGGCTGCACATCGTGCCAGTGGCTGGTTTTCGCAATGCTGTGTGCTTCAACGTATTGATCATATGCACGGGAAAGCGCCTTCCTTTTTCTTGCTCCAGCAAATGAATACAGACTATAAATCTCATCTTCGCGAATGGTCTGAAAGGGGTATGAGTCATTTTTGATTGCAGACATTTCAATGAGCAATTTATTGAGAAGCGGTGATGCAGCTGCACGATAAGCTCTCCTGCGTCCACTCAAATGATTAAGAATCGTTGGCAGAAAAATAGCGAGCACCAGTATGGCTATGCCGATGAGAATGCTTTTGAAATCCATGAGGTAGTATCCATGTCAGATATTATTAACGAGCTTATCCCGTACATTTCTCTTTCCCTGTCTTGCCTCGCAATTGGATATAACATCGGATTTGTGCGCGGCAGGGATTGAGCATCAAGATAGATGTTTCACCCGGGATCATGGAACCCTGATATTTAGACAGTTAAAAAAACAGATAAGCAAACTTAGCTGAGATTGATTAGCGCTTGCCTGAAGAGCTTAACAGGGCTGATCGTCACCACCAGTTTGCACCAATCATCCCTGCGGCTGACGAGCCAGGTAACTATCGCCGATGTGCGTCAGGGTTTTATTTATCATTGCGCTTTGATAATTTGTGCTTAATGCGGTGAATCCCACTATGCGTAGGGGCGAATAGTCTCTCAAAGATGTTGTGGTGGTCCATGTATCGCGAGCCTTCTGACTAAAGGCCCACCGGGAGGCACCCGGCACCGCAGAAATTCTAATGCCGTAGCGAATCCCCCTTAGCGGCGGGGCAGAACAATCCTCAAAGCACACATGCGGGCCAATGTTGATTGTGCAAAGGCCTACCGGGAGGCACCCGGCGCTACGGCACCAGATGTCCTTATTTCTGCTATGATTATGATGCGGTGAATCCCCCTATGCGGTGGGGCGTATCGGTGAAGTAATAACCTGTGAAGCGCGACTCAGCGATGCCGTGGCTGGGTCACCGGGAGGCACCCGGCACCGCAGTATAATCATCTTCAATTGTACGAAATCAACACCAATGCGGTGGTCAATAATCAAAGACCATCATCGACATTGTTGGATCAATGCTCAATTAAAATTACTTCTGAAATTAAAATAATTTTAATAAAAGTTTTGGGTTGCTTATGTTATTTATGCGGTGAATCCCCCTGTGCGGCGGGGCAAAGCCAAAGTTTCTGACGTGTCATGCGAGCCAGGAGTCTGGCTTATCCTGCTCACCGGGAGGCACCCGGCACCGCAGCGGTATCTACTGTGAGATGAAAAAAATCCCGCACACCGCAGAGGTTAGAAAATGTGCGGGTGAATGAACAACATCACTCGGGAAATCCATTGGCATAATGGCACGAAATCGGTTAGGTGGCTAATTGTTTTCGACCTTATCATTAACATTCATTTCACATACATCAAGGCCCGCTTCGGCGGGCCTTTTCTTTTGCGCGCTCCGTCACTGCTGAATTACATACCTGTACCGAAGGGACGATGCGCACTTTTCTTCAGACCACAGATAGCGCCGACCGTAATCACGGAGGTGAGAGACCATGAAAATGCATAGCATCCACACCTGGGCAGAATTCTGGGAATTACTTCGATCGTGGTGGGCCGGTGACGTCCCAGCTGGTGGTGTAGCAATGGCGATCGTTATTACGGTCCTGCGTGTGGCTTACACAGGCGGCGGCTGGAAAAAAATGTTACTTGAAGCTCCATTATGTGGGCTGGTGACACTGTCAGTTTATTCCTCACTTAACTATTTTGGCCTGCCCACTGAATTGGCTGTCGGGATAGGCGGGAGCATTGGCCTGATTGGTGTTGAGCAAATCCGCAATCTGGCTATCCGCGTTATCAACTTCCGCTTTGGTGGCGGCAACCCACAGGCGTAATCAATGAATCAGACACAATTTCAGCAGGCGGCTGGTATCAGCGCCGGGTTAGCTGCGCGCTGGTTTCCGCATATTGATGCGGCCATGAAGGAATTTAACATCACCGTGCCGATTGACCAGGCGATGTTTATTGCGCAGGTGGGGCATGAGTCAACAGGCTTTACTGCGCTGGTCGAGGGGTTTAACTACAGCGTTGCTGTTCTGGCTGATTTTGTCCGTGCCGGACGACTGACGCAGGACCAGGCTAACGCTCTGGGCCGTCGGCTGAATGAACCGCCATTACCGCTGGCACGTCAGCGGGCCATTGCCAATCTGGTTTACAGCAAGCGCATGGGCAACAGCGCTGCGGGTGACGGCTGGTTTTATCGTGGGCGTGGTCTTATCCAGATCACCGGCCTGATAAATTACAGCAACTGTGGTGCCGGTCTTAAAGTGGATCTGGTATCGCAGCCCGAATTGCTGGCGCAGGATGAATATGCTGCCCGCAGTGCGGCCTGGTTTTTTGCCAGCAAAGGTTGCCTGAAATACAGCGGTGACCTCGTGCGCGTTACGCAGATTATCAATGGCGGGCAGAACGGTATTGATGACCGGCGCGCCCGGTTCCTGAAAGCTAAATCAGTCCTGGCGGTGTGATATGCGCTTAGTCGAAGACTGGAAACGCTGCTGGCGATGGTTCTCCATTCACTGCCTGACGCTTGCCGGTGTAATTCCTGCAACGTGGGCATCTCTCCCTGATGACCTGAAGTCACACATCCCGGCTGAATGCATGGGAACGGTAACGCTGGTTGTTGCTTTATGTGGGGTTGTTGGTCGCCTCGTAGACCAGAGGAAGCGGCCATGACAGCAGAGATTAAAGCAGGAATCGCTGTCGTTCTTCTAATCATGCTGTTCAGCCTGATCGGTGTTGGCGGCTATTTCGGTTACCGGTACAAAAGCAACAGTGATCGGGCAGATGCAGCTGTGAAAACGGCGAATCAGGCCAACATGGTGACCGCTAACGTTCTGAAGGCAGTTTCTATCACCAACAGCATTGTCCAGGCGAATGCAGATGCAAAGCAGAAAACAGACCAGCAATCAGCGGAGCGCATCGTTGTTATTCAGAAAGCCGTTGCTGCTGATGAGTGCGCTAAGCGTCCTGTGCCTGCCGCTGCTGTTGAGCAGTTGCGGGACCACGCGAACCGAATACGTTCAGGTGCCACCGGTACAAATTCCGGCAAGTCTGCTGATTGACTGTGTGATACCTGAAATCCCTTACCAGATGACGTGGAACGACAGCCTCACACTGAATGAGCAACTGCTGGCCGTGATTGAGAAGTGCAATCAGGACAAAGCGGCCATCCGTACCATTGAACAATCCAGACAGGAAATAACACCATGACAGTTCGCGCCAAATTCCGTTGCGACCATATCAAAAAGGCTGATGACGACTCAAGCCGCACCGTAAACCTGTTCGCTGTGACTGATGACAACCCTGAAAATAAATCCTGGTCGAAGTACACACCGGGCGGGCAGCTGTGTATGCATATCTCAAACCCTGATGCTTTCAGCCAGTTTGAGACGGGAAAAGAATATTACATCGATATTCAACCTGCTAACTGATAGCTACTCACCGCGTTAAGCGAGTGGCAAACCTCCTTTGAACATCTGAACAGGAACAAACTAAATGACTTTTTATGAAAGTGTAGCGCTGTGGTTCTCCTTCTTCGTCTCTGTGCTTTACCTGATCGCTGGTGGCTGGGTAAAGATTCGCAATTACATTAAAGCCAAAGCGCAGGCGAAAGCAGATGCGATTGAGGCAGAGGTGCAGGCCCGACTGAAGGCAGCGCAGGCGGAGATCAAGGCAGCGCCAGAATCAACGGCGACATCAGTTGATGGTCCGGTTACTGACGCAGCTGCGGCATAATGTTGTCATCACAAGGCGCATTCATGAGAGTGCGTCTGATGATGATTAACTGCTCATATGTAAATTAAAGAATGTGCAGGTATCAATACAAGCTATGAGCTATCCATTGTGTTAGGGTCAGTTTTCAACTACCAGCGGGATCGCATATGAAAAGCGTCATAGTTTTCTTCAATCTTGAGCCTGCCGAGGTCATCAATGTAATGCGCGGCGTTACTTCAATCAGTCGCGAGTATCCGAATGGTGATGCCATTCAGCTTCCAATAATGTCAGCCGGATTTCCATCTTTAACTGGCGACTCGAAAATCGTTCACATTGCCTCTGACCGAACACTTACCAGTGATGAAATTCTGGCAGCAGCCAACAAAATGTTGTGAATGGTTTTAACTGACTTACATTACAACCGCCTTCGGGCGGTTTTTTATTGGAGTAAGCATGGCCGACTATGAGATTGAGCGGCCTAAAGCGCCTGCCAGCCTAATCGAAGAGTTTCACGCCCACATCAAGCTGATCCCCGCACCTGAGGTGCTGGAGTGGATAAACCAGCAAATCCTGTCAGAAGACGGTCACCTGCATAACACCGATCATGCGCACCTGATTGACGCCAATATCCACGTCATGTGGGCGTCAGCGGCTTTCGTGAAGAAAGGGCGCGCTGTACTCGGCCAGGCCGAGGAAGTGGCTATGCGCGTTGGTGGCTGGCAGAAAGCCCGGATGGAGCAGCAGATGCATGAATGGTTCGGCGAGATA